ACCATTTTCACCAGTTCCCTCAACAGGTAACAAAATAGAATATTTACCATTTGCTTTCTTCATAAGTAAAGCACTACCACGATGTTCGCTTAATGCTCTATCTTCAATGCTTTGAAAAGCAAATAATTGAATATTTAATTTCATATTTTCATCTCCTTATAATATTTCCTCTTACATTACCTATCAAGCATTGATACTGAATTGTTCTTCTTAAAATGCTTGTATCTAAATTTGGGGTAGGTCTGCTAAGAGTTTTTTTCATATTCATTATTTCCCCAAAGAAATATGTTGTTAATTTACATAATTCTTTATTAACTAAATCGGATGCAATCACACCCTCATTAGTATTTTTGTCTTTTGTATATATATTTATTGTAAAGTAGCAAGATTCATACTTTTCAATTTTATCAATAGTACAATAATCTGTATCTTTATTATCGCTTAATATACAAGTGATTATTGGAAAATAGGCAGAGGTGTTTGTGTTGTATTTAACAACTCTGGCATTGTATTGTGAATTTTCTTCGATAAATTTTTTATATCTATCAAATATTTCTTCATATTTATCAATCATTTATTACACCTCTTTTCTGTAATATTCAGAAACCCAATTATTTAAGTTTTCTTGTATTTCAATAGCAGTGTATCTATATACTTCTGCTCCTTGATAACCTTGTGTCTGTACTACTTCTCCACTAGGAGTTTTGTAATACCAGCCATCTTGACTATAATTATTAATATTATAATCCCAAGCCCCATTTACAGGATTATTTTGTCCTATTATTCCAACACCATATTCAAATGCCAAAGCCAAATTAAATCCATTGTCGTAATTTCTAACATATCCTAAATCTCTATCTTGATTTTTAGTATTTTTAGTAGACAATATAGCAGGAATTGTAAAATTGTTGTATAAAACAAATCCATCGCTTTCTTCTCTAATTTGATTTCTTAAAATGTATTCTTCTTTATATTCGTCATTTGTAGTATTATTTATACGCTCTTCTGCAACTTTTTTTACAGTTTCTAGAGCCTTTTCTCTTATAAAGCTTTGAAACTCTTTGTCGTTTCTCATATTTAACATTTTATTTACAAAATCTATATGGTCTTGAAGTTTTTTTAACCCTTGTATATTATTGCTTATATTTAACATTTTATTCTTCTTTACTAAAATTAAATTTTTGTTTTGTTTCTTTCTTTTCGTTTACTAAAACAAATTTTCCTGTGCCTACATAATCACCAGCTAATGATTTTTTGATTTCTTTTATAGCACCTGTTTTAATATCTTTTACTTTTACTTTTTCCATTTAGTTCTCCTCCTTTATAATTTCTTCAAATATAACCATAATTTTTGTATTTTGTGGTTTATAACTTCTAACAAGATAATTGGCATTACTACCATATACAACTTCGCCTTTAGGTGTCGCACCATACAGATAAGCAAGGTCAAAAGGTTTAATTTTGCCTGCGTCTGTATAATTAATTAAACAACTAACTATATTATTTTTTGTTTCACCAAATTCTCTTATATATGCTTGTAAGTCTTTAACTCGATTAAGGGGTTGATAGTTAACCCTACCAAAATAAAATGGTTTATCATATACTACTGTTTCGTTGTTATAATTGTCGTAAACAACTTCTTTTTTTGAAGCTATATACATATCTTTATTCCAATTTTTAAATATATGATTCTTAGCTTTGAGCATTTTCTTCAACCTCTTCTTCAATATATCCAACAGTAGATTCAATTTCATTTCTTAATTCATAAGAAATATAGCCACTATCCCTAGTCCAACTTAACCCATTTTCGCTGTATGACTTTATGCCTTGAGTTCCTATACCGTTATATATTTCTTCACAGCAACGTAATTGCCAATTTTTATATTTGCTAGGCAATTCCATATTTGAATAGTCTTTATAAGGGAATCTTATGGATAGCCCTACAAATTTACTATCTTCTAATAGTCTTTTTAAAACTTCATTGTATGTTTGTATATCTCCAAATATGTTTTCTTCATACTCTATTCTATTTTTTAATAGTTCAAGTTGTTTATCTGAACTATCCATAAGTAATCACTCCTTTATTAGTAAAATTATCCTTTAGATATAATTCTAGCAACTGGAATTAATTTGTCGTCAACATATACTTTAGCAGAACCAGTTTTATCGTTGTTAACTAATTCCCAGTTTGAACCGTTTTCAAAGTTAGTATTTGTTGGTGATACTGTACCAGTACCTTTGTATGAAATTAATGTTGGAACGATCATTTCTCTAACACGAGTAATTAAATCAGTTTTCCCACCTTTTTCATAAGCATCTCTAGCTAATTCACTAGGTTTTTCAGCTCCAATGTTTTCATATTCAAAGAATCCTTTTTGGAATACATAAGAAGTATAAGCATTGTAAGTAGTTGCTGAATCTCCAGAACCTTCTGTTACTTCTTCAACTGGCATATCATCATCAACAATAACTAATCTACCATTAAATGTACCAATAGTTAAATCTCTTTCAATTCCATTAGCATCTGTATATTTTAAGAAGTCAATTAAGTTTAATCCTTCTAAGTTAGTAGATACTGCACTATGCATAAAGATTACGTCTAATTTAGCTTTCTTATCTCCTAAAGCTTTTTGAGCAGCTCTATTTAATGCGTCAGCAGTTAAATTAGCGTTAGTTTCTGATGTAATATCGTATGTATGTTTTGTAACGAATGCACCATCAACACCACCGCTCATTGAGAAAATACCTTTAAGAATTGATAAAACGACTCCTTGTCTATATTCATCCCAATAATCCTTAACTTCTTGAGCTTCTGCCATAAAGTTAGTTCCTGTTATATCAGCAGCAAAGTCATATTCTCCCCAAGCTTTTGCTCTTCCATAACATATTTTTCTTTGATAGAAAGTATCTCTTTCACTTCCTTTTGGAATATTTGTATTTCCATCATAGTTTACTGGATCTCCACCGATTCTTCCCTTAATTGGTTCAAGAACTGCGTATCCACCACTTTGCTCACTCATTTTAGCTTTATATTTATTTACAACTGTGAATAAACCATTTTTAATAAGTGAGTTTTCTTTTGTACTTTGTAAAGTTCTTAAATATCTTTCAAAAACTTCCTCATTGAAAATTTTATCTCTAAATTTTTCCATTTTTTAATTCTCTCCTTTTCTATTGTAAATTTTCAAATTCGTTTGGATGCTCATTAATCCATTTTTCTTGTTCAGCAGCACTTAATACTCCAAACTTTTCAAATGTCATAACTCCGTCATCACTATTTGGATTAACATTTGAAACATCAGGTTTAAGATCAACATTGATTAAAGTTTCCTTTGTTTGTTTAGCAACAATATCTTTTTGACTATCAAATTTTGCTTTTAGCTTATTAGCATTAGCTATAGTCTTATCAGCATTATCGCTTACAACTAATGATATTAAGTCGTCATCTAAATCTAATCCTGTTAAGATTTCTTTAGCCTTAGCAGTATTCACAATTATTCTTGAGTTTTTTAAATTTGCTTCTGTTTCTTTTTTCATTTGCTCAAGTTTCTCTTGTTCTGTCATATTTGCTTTATTAATATCATCTAATTGTTTTTTAATAGAATCGTAATCACTATATTTACTATTTTGTTCAGTTAAATTATTAACTTGAGTTTCAAGTTCTTTAACTTTAGCACTTTCTTGAATGTGCCAACTATTTAATAAATTAGTAATTTGTTCCTCTGTTGCTCCTTCTCCTAATATTTTTCTTGCTTCTTCTCTGTTCATAATTTCTCCTTTCTTAACGAATAGTTGTTATCGTACAACTAACAAAACCTTTTAGAGAATTTATATTAAACATTTGCAAAGCGACAAATGTTAATACCTAATTGGTTGAGCGAATAGGATTTGAACCTATGACTCCTGTCGTATCAGAACAGTATTCTACCACTGAATTATCGCTCAATATTGGCACAGGTTTAAGGACTTGAACCTTAACTAATGATTTTGGAGATCATCGTGCTTCCAATTACACTAAACCCATATATGGCGTACACAATAGGATTCGAACCTATACAGCACTAATGCTCTAATAGTTTAGCAAACTATCCTCTTTACCGTTTGAGTATGTGTACATTATGGCGACACGTGTAGGACTCGAACCTACAAGCCAATTTGACCAATGGTTTTCAAGACCATCTGACTACCAATTATCACAACGTGTCATCTGGCGGAGTTAATAGGTTTCGAACCTATAACCTATCGGTTAACAGCCGATTGCTCTACCGTTGAGCTATAACTCCATTGGTTGGGAGTGCCAGATTCGAACTGACAACCTCTCGAATCCAAATCGAGGCTTCTACCAAATTGAATTAACTCCCAAAATGGGGTGAAATATAAGATTTGCACTTATTCTTTTTGGTTCACAGGCAAATGTGCTAACTATTACACTAATTTCACCATTTGGAGCAGGGAGCGGGAATCGAACCCGTATCATCAGCTTGGAAGGCTGAGATTCTACCATTAAATTATCCCTACGTGGTGCTAGTTGAAAGAATCGAACTTCCATTTAATGTTTACAAGGCACTTGTTCTACCGTTAAACTAAACTAGCATTGGACTATCTTATAGGAGTCGAACCTATACTCACAGGGTTGCAGCCTGTTGCCTTACCATTTGGCTAAAGATAGATTTTGGTTGCTCAACTAGGACTCGAACCTAGAAATGAGTGGTTCAAAGCCACTTGTGTTACCTTTTCACCATTGAGCAATATTAAGGGCTATTGCCCTTGATTTTCTATTTCTTGTGTATCTTGAGTTTTATTATTTAACTCTTGAGTTTTATTTGTAGCATTATTTGCGTTATTAATTGCAGTTTGTAGCAATTGTTTTTGTTTAATATAAGCTTCTTGCAATTTTGTTACTGCAACTGGATCACTAAATAATCCGATTGTATTATTAGCAATTTCAGGTGGAATATTTGCAGTTTGTAAATTAATAAGAGCTTGAGTTTTAGTTAAAAGATTATCGCTCAAATCTCTACTAAACTTAATATCTATGTTACTTACCATTAAATTTTTAATTTTACTGTCATTAACATTTCTACATATTTTAAGAATTGTTTTTAATGAATTTCTATCACATTTTTTAAATGCTTTTTCTTCATTTTCAACTCTTATACTTGCACTTGTAAATCCTTGCCCTACAAGCATTCCTTTTCCAGTTTCAGCATTACTAAAATCTCCACTTTGAGTTGCTTCTGGTACACTTAGTATACTATGTAAAGCACTAAGCTTTCTTAAATAATAAATTTGTGTATCTAAGCTTTTTAATCTTGATTGAAGTAATTCTACACTAGCTTTCTTTTGATCTGTTGATTTAATAGATACAGCACCATATTCTTTAATAGCATCCATACCTTTTTTATCAACCTCAGCGTTTGTAAATACCATAATGCTATTAACAAAGCCTTCTATATCATCTTTATCAAGGTTTTCAATATAATTTAAATCATCAAATATATCTTTGCATATTTCAAGAAAACTCATTCTTCGTCTATTAAAGTAATACTCTTCTACTCTATGTCCTTGTGGAACAATAGGTTGTTTTTCTATTACTTGTAAATCCCCACTCTTATCATTTAATTTATACTGCATATTTGTTGTGTAAACAGTGTATTGATTATAAGGAACTGGTTTAATAACAACTTGGTTGCTATCAGGATCAAGTTCTTTAATATTGTATTTCATATCTGTTTGCACATAGGTAAATAATTGCTCGTGTTCTATAGAACTAGAATATACAACTTCTGTATTTAATACGCTTAAATTTAATAAATCAAATGGAGCTTCATCATCTTCGCTTGTTTGACTATAACTTACGTAACGATAACCTCTCCCAACAGTAAATATATCTTCGTACATATCTTGATCTTTTTGATCTTTATCTTCATAAATTACGTAATTATTTAATGCTGTTATTTCTTCATTTGAGTCATTATTAAGAGGCGCATATTGAATTGGTTTACCTAATAAAAAAGCTTTTTTCCAATCTTGAAATGCCCAAGCCCAGTTTTCAACACTTTTATTGTTTATTTCTGTTCTCGTATATTTCTTTTTATCTTTTATGTCTTGATCTCCATACAAATAATCTTGAAGATATCTACTTTCCTTTTTATTTTGTAAGTGTATATCAACACTATCATTAATGATTTGTATTATTCTAGATTCAATTTCTTTTGCACTACCTGATAAAAACTCTTTTTCAGTATAGTTAGCAAGTATTGTTTTTCTTCCAAAAGTTTTCATAAACCAACTCCTTTTGAGTTATTCCCCTAATTACGATACTCAAATATATATTATTTTGTCAAATTTGTCAAATTTTAACAAAAAAAGACAATTACATAAATTGTCTTACAAAGTCTAATGGTTCAGCTATTTGTGGTTGACTATTTTCTTCTATAATTTCACTACCAAACATTGCACAGCTATCAGCAGCATCATCGTTAGGATTTGTACCTGTTGAATTATATGTAGTAAAATTATCCATAAATTTTCCCATATCTGTATTAATTCCATACATTGTTTTTTCTGGAAATACCATTTGTTTTTTTATTATATGCTTTTCGTTTTCAATTCTTGTTGCTTTAGGAATTGTATTGTATTTCTCTATAATTTCACAATAAGTTACACCTTTAGCCTCTAATAACTTTTCTATATTTTGTTTTAATTCGCTTGTAACGTTGCTTTCTATAACAAGAAGTATTATATGATGCTCTATTATTTTATCTACAATTTGTTCGTACATATCTTTTGTCGCAGTTCTTGTAAACAATGCGTCTTTTAAATAATAGTCAAATTTGCCGTCATTTTCTACTTTCTTAAATATAGGCATTGCAAAAAAGTCTTTACCGCTTTTTCTAGTTGCGTCTATTACTGAATAAGCGCCTTTATAGTCAGTTTCAGGTATTGTGCTATATGTTCTTAACTTATCATAACTAAAACCAAGAGATTCTGGATTAGTAGGTTTTTGTTGAAAGTTTGTTTCCCATAAATATTCTTCCATATTTGCTTTTTCTTTTAATAACTCTTGCGTTGATTTTAATTCAGGGCAAGTGCTTTCTCCTGTAACGTAATCTAGTGCTGGCACTTGAATAATTGCACAAGTTCCATCTTCACTAATAAGAGTAAATGGATATTTAGGGTGTGGTTTAAACTTATGTTCTTTTTTTAATTGTTGAATTTTTAAATCTATATAATCTCCACTAGCCCATAATGTACCTGTAATACATACTTTTGGTGGTTTATTTTGAACATAACGTTTTTCCCATACTGTCATAGATTTATTTAAATAATACTTATTTAACTCTTGATTCATTGCTTCTTTATAGTCTGGGTATAAGTCGTCTATATGTATTGATTTACTTGCTCTTGAACCTACAACATTAGCTTGTGTAGTTTTAGCATAATAACTATAAGGTAATTTACAATTTTTTAATTTCCACTTTTCATCAGTTTCTTTTAAAAAGTAATCCTTATTATCTTCATCCCATTTTAATTCTGGAAAGACTTCTCCAAAAGAATCTCTTTTCATTTCATCAATACAAGTTCTCGAACCAGATTTAACTACGTCATCGTTTGAACAAAGGGAAAGATAAGCCCCAGTATCATCTATTCCGAAACCCCAAGCTTCGCTTACTTTTTTAGGATATGTTTTACCATATCCACTGGGAGCATTAAATATAAGTGTTCTAAAGTTTGGATTGCATTCTAATTCTTGAAGATAATGTATGTAACCTACTAAAATATTATATCTAGGTTCAAAGAACTTTTCTTTTTCAGGTTCATCCCATTCTCTATAAACCATATAATGTTCTAGTGATATTCTAGCTGCGATTTTATATGCGTATTTTAAGTGTTTATTATAATCTATTAAATGATTTGGATTCGTATCAATATTTACTAATAAATCAAGTAAAGGAATATATCTTTTGATTGCAAGTTCTCCGCATTCTTTTCTATTTTGCTCATAATTAGTAAATAAAACATACAAATCTTTCATCATTTCGAAGATTTCTTCAAAGCTTATCTTTTTGCCATATTGATATCTAAAATTATTTTCAAGAATAGTTAATGTTTGATCTATTGCATTATATATTTCTTTACTTTTCATATCTATTTTCCTTTTTTGCTTGCAAACATTTTATATTTATTAAGTCTTTCTTCGATTCTTTCCATATTTGGTTTTTCTGTTATATTAATACTTACTTTAGGCTGCTCTTTTTCTACTATTTCATTTTGAGCTTTCATTTTAAATATTGTGGTTCTTTCTCTAACAACTCCCATTTGGCTCATTGTTATATTTTCATCACCTATCTGATCGTATATTTTTTCTGCTACAACTCTTAAACTATAATCACTGCTGTTTTTATAATTCCTTAATGTTGTAAGTGTTATTCCTGCTAATTTACAAAATGAAGTTAAAGAACTTGGAAAATTGCCTATTTTATCATTAACTTCTGCTAATATTTCGCAATAATAATCAAAAACCATTCCTAGCTTTTCACCATTATATTGAGGTTCTTGACTTGTAATAGGAACTATAGACTTAAAAAAATAATTGGTTATTACTAAAGGGTTTATATCTACTGTGTAGTCAAGGGGAGTTCCTTCTTTATCCCATTTGCAAGGTTTTTTATGTTTATCTGCATATTCAATCATTTCTTTAACCAATTCATCTTTTTTCTTTTCAATATCGTTAAACATATTATCTATTTTATTCTCAACATACATTTGCTCTAAATCTCTTAACTTATTTTGATTAGAAAGTTGTATTTCATTATTTTTTTCTTTAATCTTCATACAATCACTCCATACAATATATAAAAATACTAACATAATTTGCTTTTTTAGTCAATTTATGGTAGTATAAGGTATATGGTAGGTTGACGTATGAATAATGAATTAGTAAATCAATTATCTAAATTAACACTTGAAGAAAAAGCACTAAAAAGAAATTTAAATAGAAACTATTATAATATTAAAACTAGAAACAAATTATTTAATGAATTAGAATTGATTGATAAAGAAATTAAGAAAGTCAAATTTAAGATAAGATTAGAAAGAGAGAAAAAAAATGGAAATAATAATACCAATTAATCCTAGATCAAAAAAAAATAGCCAAGAAATAGTATTTAATAGAAAAACTGGGCATAGAATGGTAATTCAAAACAAAAGATATACAGAATTTGAAAAAGAATGCAAAAAGTATATGCCAAAATTGGAAACGAGCATTAACTACCCTATTAATTTAAAATGTCGATTCTATGTATGCGATGCTAGGAAACGAGATTTAGCAAATTATATTGAAGCAATACAAGATATTTTAGTAAAATATAAAGTTATAGTTGATGATAATTATAATATAATTTCTTCATTAGATGGTTGCAGTATGGAAATAGATAGACAGAACCCTAGAATTGAATTAGAAATTACAAAAAAAGAACACTAAATTGTGTTCTTTTAGTTTCATATTACATAGAAAATAAGGATTTGCACCTTATATAGTTGTTATATTTCGGATACACTTCGTTTTATATAGCTATCATATTTAGGTTTTACCATTCATAATTAATTCTACTTACTAAACCTATTAACTTTGTTAATTCCGAGTTAGTCGACTTTATCGGTATGGTTATATAAAACTCCAACCTGTTCCCAGTGTCTACCTATTCCACCACTTCTATATGTAAATAAATTATATCATATTTTCCATATAAATTCAATTTTTTGATTTGTGCAATTCCAAGTGTCTATAATGTAGCCATTAACACAAGCAGTTATATGACCTCTAGTAGTAATTAAATATTTGCCAACAGGGTGATTTTCTGCAAATTCTCCTATATACATTTCATTATAAGGTATTCTTTTGAAATTATTGTCTAAAAAATTTCTGACAAATGTTGCACTATCTATCATTTGACCTTGTTCCATTGCACTTTTGCATAATTCTCTATATGCTTCTTTCCAAGTTAAATCCATTACTACTGAATATGCTCTAGGAAAACAATCGTCAATAAAGTTATTATGGCTATTTGCATTATAATAAAAATATTTCATATTACATTTGTGCTATTCTTTGAGCAGTTTGTTTAACCATTTGAACTTCTTCTGGTGTTTGTGCATTTTCTTTTAAATATTTAGCAAAATCTTCAAGACTTTCAAGCATATATTTTAAACTTTGAATACTACCTTCATTTGCACCATATTTTTCGCGACTTTCCTCATAACGGCCGTAATCATTATATGCTCTTTCTAAATAATCGTGTCCTCTATATTTACTGTCTACTCCTCTACGTCCATAACTTCCTCTACTATATTCACCATATTCTCCGTAGTTTCCATAGTTTCCGTATCCACCTTTACCGTAAGAATCATAACCAGCGCCTCTTCCACCGTAATTGCCATAATTTCCGTAGTTCATACTTTCTACCTCCTTTGTATCTTTTAAAATATCAACAAGCTGATATAAACTCTCTAAGTTATTAGGGGTTATATCACTTTCTAGTATTTCTTTTATTTTTTCTTCTGTTTTTTTAGCTAATTCTTTTGAAATATCTTCTTTCATATTTTCCTCCTTTCTTTTAAGGATTTTTAACATTTCATCATTTTGATTTATTATTTTTTCAAGATATTGTTTATCTTGCTTTTGCAACTCACCCATTAAATCACTATTTTTAAAATCTTTAAATAGTAAATCTAAATTGTAAAGTTGCAATATAAAACTAGCAAAATCTATATTAGTATTCACTAATTATTACTTCTTGAAATATTAAATGTTGCGTTAGTTATAATTGCTTGTGTAGTTGCTATTGGTGTTGTAGCGTCAGTTGGCGTTGGAACACTTGGTACGCTTTGCACTGTTATATTAGTTGTACCACGAGGACAAACTCTAATTTTTTTATTGAAAGAAACAGTTTCGTAGTCGTCAGCAGCAGCAATAGTAACGGCTCTAACTGTATCAGGAATAAGTATTCCGTCCTCAAAAAGTCCAATTGCAACAACCCCAGCAGTTGCTGAACTTACAGAAGCGCTAAAATTTACATTGTAATAACCTGTATAACCATTACCAAATAATTTGAATATTGGGTTTCCATTTTGATAATCTAACCATCCACCATTAGAGCAATAAGCACATCTTGTTCTTATATCAGTATCATCAAATACTATTGGGCTTGCATTGCTTACTAGAGGTGTTGGTTCATTTATAATTGTTTGTATCATAAAATCTCTCCTTTCATAAATAAAAATAGAGAATAAGACTTGCTTATTCTCTAGCGTTCACACCCGTTCAAAGGCGTTCACTTTTAGCAAGTTCTCGTAATCGAGTTAGTAGTAATCTACTTTATGCTATTAAATTAAATTAGTGTAGTTTCCACATCCACATCCATTGTTATTAGGACAAGTAAATATTGGTGTTCTACCATATACTGGTGTTGATGGCACTGGGCAACTATTTAATCTGTTGTATAATTGATCTACTTCATTAGCAAATCCTTGAGCTATAAATGCGTTTTGAGCTGTTTGAGATTGATCTAGTGAAAGCATTAAGTTTTGTCTTTCTAATTCTGCTATGCGAGTATTTTTGCCATCTAATTCAAGTTGACACAACTTGTCTAATATAGCCTGACTGTTTCTTGTTTGATTATCAATTATATCTCTAGTATTATTTGCATCAGCAAATCTTGTGGCACTAGCTTCACTTATAATTGCGTTTTGAGTTTGGCAAGAAGCAAGTCTATTTTCACAGCAACAATCAGCAAATTGTCTGCTTAAATCAAAAGCAGTATTCATATTTGCCATTTGTCTATTAGCAGCAGCAATTTCAGCTCCATAGAAACCATTTGTAATAGTTCCTGTTATATCAGCAGTACTTCCACATAATTGAGTAGATAATTCGTGTACACTATCTCTAGTACCTTCGATTTGGTTGCTTAAATGTAATGTGTCAAAACCATAGTTTGTATTTTGATTAATTCCAGCTTGTCCGCTCATTAACCACGGATACATACCATTAGCACCATTTCCACCACCTAGAAAACCGCCATTTCCTAACATACCAAGAGCGATTATTCCAAGTATCCATTCACCCATATTGCCACCCCAACCACCGTTATTTCCGTTTCCAGAAACATCAAATGTAGGGATTACTCCTGTTGTACTTCCGTTCATTTTCATTCTCCTTTCTGTATATTTATATAAACTCTAGTTAGAGTTCATACCAATTTGATTTTGTATTTCAACTAATACTTCATTAGGAAAACCCATTTGTTTTGCCTTATTAAAAAGCTGTTCCATTTGTTCGTTTGAAGAATTACTTGCCATTTGTTTTAATAAATCAATAGGATTATTTCTGTTTAGATTTAGAATTTGATACAGTTGAGGATTTCTCATTCTTAATTGGTTCATCATCATTGTTGCTATCGTATTTTTCATTTAGTTTCTCCTTTAATT